TAGAAGCATAAGTTGCTATACCAGCAGTAGAAGCATAAGTTGCTATGCCAGATGAAGTAGCATAAGTTGCTATGCCAGATGAAGTAGCATAAGTTGCTATGCCAGATGAAGTAGCATAAGTTGCTATGCCAGATGAAGTAGCATAAGTTGCAGTGGCAGCATTACCACTGATATCAATATTATACGTACCAGTTAATCTAGCAGAATCAATAGTTCCTGTGGTAATATTAGCAGCATCTGCTAAGTTGGTTGCTGTTGTTGCAGTGCCAGTTAGATTTCCTACAAAATTTGTTGCAGTAATGATTCCAGAAGTATTAGCACTAAAAGTATTTGATAGAGTAACTGCTAAGTCAACATTACCAGTTCCATCAAAACCTATAGCAGAAGAGGTAGCAACATCTCCAGAAATACTAAAATCTCTAGAAGTTTCTAGTTTTGTTGCGGTAGAAGCAACACCAGTTAAATCTGCAGTAATTGTACCAGCACTAAAGTTTCCAGATACATCTCTATAAACTATTGTTTCTGCAGTATTGGCAGAAGTAGCATCAGAGGTAACAGTAAATGTAACATTACCAGAATTATTATAAGTCGCAACTCCAGAAATACCATTACCAGAAGTGTCCAGTGTCAAATCATTTGCAAGAGTTCCTGTAATAATACCAGAGGCATTGATATTTCTTATAACTGCTAAATCATTCTCAGTGAATTGGACTGACCCTGCTGCGAGTCTTGTGCCTGATGGGAATTGAGTGCTACCAATACCAATCGCATAATTACTCAACCAGGCATCAGTATTCAGTCCAGCAAAAGACCCTGCCTTAAACCACATAATCTTCTTATATGTGGCAGGTAGTGTCTCAATACCAGCAATATTAAGATTTACTAGTGGATTACCCTCAGTAGAAGCAACAGCAATACCACCGTGATTTGCTGTGGTGTCATTAGAGACATCATTACCAGAGATATCAGTTGTAAATCCAAGGACAATATCTGCGTCAGAAACTCTAAAGTTTTCTACAAGAATATAACCTGTCGTGCCACCAACTGTAATATTTCCAGTAACATTCAGGTTATTGTTGACTTGTAAATCATTGCCAATCGTTACATTTCCACCAATTAATGGATTTGGTGCGAATGAAATAACTGGAGTAGATCCTTCACCTGTGCCTCCAGTTACAGTAATTTCGTTTGCTGTGCCACTGATATCTTTTACATAATCACCAAATGTATCAGTCCCTAATCCAACACTATTTGGTTGAATGGTTGCTGCGAGTGATACATTACCAGTGCCATCAAAGGCAATTGGTGAGGCAACGACATCACCAGTAATCTCAAAAGTTCTTGGTGTTTGGAGTTTTACAGATTCACTTGATATTCCAGAAGTTTGTGCGAAGGCAACATTAAACTCACTTTCGACCCTATTATTTAATGTAAATGCTGTAGTCGCAAAAGATGCTGTTGAAGCAGTGCCAGTGAGGTTTCCTACAAAAGTAAGAGCAGTAACAATACCTGTAGAGAAGATATTTCCTGCCGTTACAACTCCTAGTGTAGATACACCAGATACTGAAAGTTGTGTAACGGAAGCAATACCCCCAATAACACTTGTAGATACCCCCGAAGTATTAGAATAAGTTGATATACCTGCTGAAGTAGCATAAGTTGCTATACCAGCAGTAGAAGCATAAGAAACATAATCAGCAACAGAAATTGTTGCGATGCCATTCGCACCCGTTGTTGCAGTTGCAGATACATTAGGTCCAACAATATTAAGTCCTGTAATACTATTTGATGTTCCTACTGGCAATCCTTCATCATAAACAGTAATTCCACCAAAAGAACCAGTAGCAGCACTAACATTACTCCAAATAGGAATTGATCCGTTAAAGAGTAATACTTGCCCCGGAGCTCCATTAGTTACAAAAGTTGTTGTATCAGTTGCTGACTGATAAGGTAAATTTCCACCAATACCACCCTTGAGGTTTGTTGCGATTCCAGAAGTTTGTGCGAAGGCAACATTTAATCCACCTTCAGAAATACCATTGAGACTAAATGCTGTAGTCGCAAAAGATGCTGTTGAAGCAGTACCTGTTAAGTTTCCTATAAAACCACCATCAGATGTAGTGATACCAGAAACATAAAGATTTGATACTGTAGCAAATCCTAATGTAGAGACACCAGACACTGAAAATTGTGTAACAGAAGCAATACCACCAATAACATTGGTTGATGTAACTGCAGTAGCAACATTAAACTCACTTTCGACTCTATTGTTTAATGTAAATGCTGTAGTCGCAAAAGATGCTGTTGAAGCAGTACCAGCTAAGTTTCCTATAAAACCACCATCAGATGTAGTGATACCAGAAACATAAAGATTTGATGCTGTGGCAAATCCTAATGTACTAATACCAGTTACATTTAATCTTTGTGTTGTAATTTCCTCAAGATTTAAAAATTTACCATAAAAAATATCTGCACTAATTTCAGTATCACTCATTGTGATAGCAGATCCAACAGCAAGTCTAATACTATCCTTTATAGAAGTATTTCCAATACTAATGGCATAATTTGATATCCAAGCATCTGTTGTCATTCCTGAGAATGATCCAGATTTTACCCATTTTATTTGCTTATATGTGTTTGGTAGAGTATTTACTCCAGATACATAAAGATCTGCTAGTGGACTTCCATCAGTAGAAGCAACTGCAATTCCACCAAAATTACCCGTAGTGTCGTTTGGTTGTATTGTTGTAGTAAATCCAAGTACAATATCTTTATCTTCTATTCTAAGTCTCTCAGCATCAAGAATTACTGAACTACCAGCAACACTAACATTTCCAGCAACAAAAAGATCATCTAAAATATTAACAGACCCACCAAAAGTAGAAAGTCCAGTTACATAAAGATCGGTAATAATACCAGAATTAATTGTAGCAACACCAGTTACGTTTAAGTACTCTACATCAAGAAATTTACCATCAAAAGTTGTTGCCGTCACAATACCATTACTCATGGTAATGGCACTACCAACCCTGAAGGTATCTGTTTCCCCTCTTAATCCAGCATCACCAACAATTGTTAATACATCATTATCAACAATATTAGTAGTTCCTATTCCTACCGTTGAGAATGTAGATAATCCTATAAAAGTAGATAATCCATTAACATAAAGATCTTCAGTGACAACATTAATATTGCCAATAAGTTGACCTACAGATAAAATTCCAGAAATAGAAGCATCACCAATAATATCCAGTTTGATGTCTGTAAGAATTCCAAGACTCGTTCTCGGTATAGTGCTTCCAATACCGACAGTTGTAGTTGTATAAATCCCACCAGAACCAATGCGATCTCTATACCATCTAAGATCTACATTAATATCAGCAAAATTAGTATTTACAGTATTTGTTGATATATTATAATAATCATCATTGGCAACGAAATTAAGTCCAGTAAAGGAACTAACTCCAATAATATCTCCATCAGATGCAACAAAAATTGCATTATTATTAAGAGGAGGAACTGCAGTCCAAGTTATTCCATTAACATCTTTAGTTAGAAAATATCCAAGTGCTCCAGGATATCCCGTAGAATCAATAACAGTATCTCTTATTCTTAAAGTATCAGTATCAATACTCGCAGTTGCTGAAGTAGTTCCAATTCCAAGATTATCAATTCCTACAGCAACTCTACCAATAACATTAATTACGGTATCATTTGTAGTAATACCAGAGACTCCAAACTGCTGATTAATCCTTCTTCCAGATACATATTCTGCCATTTTTTATCAACCCTTTGCAGTTTCTAGTACACTCATTGTAAGTTTAAGAACTCCATTCTCATTCGCACTTACATGAATTTGATCATCAGTTTCTAATGTCAATCTCCCTAATATTGGATTTAGAGCATCTCTTACAGGAATTGGAGCATCTTTTACTAAATTAAACGTTCCCCCAACACCGACAAAATTTTCAGGACGATAATGTGAAAATGTTGTTAAGTATGTTGTTGTTCCTGTAGATACGTTTGCTATTTGTGCAGAAATAATAATTCCAGCAACTCCAACAGGGCAAGTATAAATTCCAGTATTTACCGTTGTTAAGTCATGTCGTATTGTTAAAAATTTATTAAGTGCTACAATTGCCATTTTCTTATCCTAGTGCGATGATAAGGGGATTTACTTTATTTATGATACTCTGATCAAAAGATCTTCCAGAAATAGTTCCCGTTAATTGATTAGCAACAAGTCCATCACCAATTCTAAAATTACCTGCCTGATCTGTGCTTGTATAAACAACTTGACCTCCATCAATTTCCACTACTTCATTATCAGTTATAACCACGCCACCGAGTGCTGGTTTTGCTGGATTAATAGTATTACCAGATCCAACCCATTCAAAAGAATGTGAGGAAGTTAATTGCAGACTAACTCGGTTAAAATAAATCGTCGTTCCAACACTTACAGTATTATTCAATCTTTGATTTAAAATAATTGTAGAAATACCAGCAACAGGTTTTGTAGCACTTTCTATTGAATAATAAAAGGGAAATAGTTTTGCCTCTACAGTTGCCGTAGTTCCTCCAGGAGTATCAGGAGGTTCAACTATAACATTAGGAATCGTTTCATATTGACTACCATCCGCAATAACATCAACTGATGTTACTTGACCATCCCTATTAATATTAGAAGATCCCTCTGCCTGAGCACCTTGCGGACCAGTTGGAGCATCAATTGTAATTCTTGGTGGTCTAGTGTATCCAGATCCAGGATTAGTTACTTTTAAATCACTTACAAAATAATAAAGGTCTCCAAAGAAAAGTGCTTGTCCATCATAAGGTCTTTGATTTCCAACACCAGAAACAACAATTACATCATCTTCTATCTGAGACGTTGTATGTGCTATTCCAGTATAATGATAAATTGATTTTGATGTTTGATCCCCAACACCAACAGAATATAATCCATAAGTTCCAAAAGAAGAATTGGAGTTTGTTAAATCACATTGCCCACCACTGGCAGTATAAATTGCAATATCAGTACAAATTGTAAAAATAGAAACCAATTGAGAATAAGCACCATTGGTAATAGAAACTCCAATTCCACCTTGATTAAATTGAGTGAAAGAATCAACACTCATTGAACCAGTAACACCAATATCATCTTGATCCCCAGGTTCTGCCTCAAATCCATCAACTCTCATTCCAATACTTCCAGGAACAAAATTAGTACAATTACGCATATATGGACCTTGAGTTATAGGACCAACACCAGGAGAGTATGGTGGTCTAACAGTCCCCCCAGAAACATAAGTATGAGATAAAGTGGATGTTCCAACATTAACAGTAAAAGTGCTTTCAGTTCCTCCACTCCCTACAACATCTAAAACTCTAAAATCATATCCATTATTACCAGTGGGATAAATTGTTGTAGTTCCTGCTCCACTATTACAAGAAAACTCCATGTCTCTAAGAGTTACAACATCTCCCACTACCAAATTAATTCCAGGAGCAGTAATTGTACTTAATCCACTTATATTATCATATGTTGCCGTAGTTATTCCTAAAGATCTATCTACAATAAATCCACCAGAAACATAATTGTGAGGTATAGTAGATGTTCCAACATTTACAACAAAGGAATTATCTTCATTAAGACGATCAACATAAAACTCATATCCATAAGTTCCTGAAGGGAATGCTTGTGTTGATATGGATCCTCCAGAAGAACATTCAAATAAAAGATTACGTATTTCAAAACGATCACCTTTAACAACAGAAATTCCAGGTGCTTCTAGATAAAGATTTCCCGTTCTCTCATTATAAACAGCACTTGTAATTCCAATATAACTTGAAAATCCCACACCACGATTTCCAGGATATGTTTTATTAAACTGAGTACCTACAATACTTGGAGTATTTGCAATAATACTGGTAACAACACCAATACAACTATAAATTGCAGATACAACATTAGCACATCCATTGACAGCATTATTGAATCCAGTATCAGAATCAACTTGAATTGCAAGATCCTTTAATTGGGTATATTCATTTTGAAAATTTTCATATTTTTGTATTGTCCCACCTGAGACATAAGTGTGAGGTAAAGTAGACTTTCCAACAACTGCTTCAAATGTGTTTACCCCTATTATGGATTTAACATTAAAAATATATCCAACATTTCCACTTGGATATGTCACGATACCAGGTCCGGATGGACAGGTAAAGCCAAGACCAACAATTTTTACAGGATCATTTTGAGAAAGACCATGATTTTCTGCCGTAATTGTAACAATTCCAGAATTAGAATCATATACGGCATTTATAACACTTGTTGCAACACCAACAGGATTACTACCCCAAGTTGAATTATTGATGATTGCTCTAGACATATCTGCAGCATATCTAATAGCATCAATCGTTGCTTCTTTTACACTATATCCATTAGGATCAGTTCCTGTAATATGAAGCAATGAATTATTTTCATCATAGTATGATTCTCCAGCTTCAACACACTTAGAATTTCCACCTCTGGTAATATCATGAATTACAGATTTTAAAACACTTTTAATATCATCACTACAATTTACAGAGTCAGTTGCAATCCCACTAGAATTAACAACCTGAAATACAGGATCTGAAATTTGAGTTCTTCCAGCACCAATGTACTGAGTGCTTGTTAAAAATCCAACTGTTTCATTTGCGATGTAATCAAGATTATATCGAATCATTCTTGATGCATCAAAATATCTATCAGTAGAAACCCCAAGAAGTGGTTCAAAAGAAACGATAGCAGCACCATTTGTCATTATTCTACCATCATCAAGTCTAAAACTTAAATCGGTGATGTGGCAACCATTGTTTACATAATATAAATCTCTATCGACATTTTTTGGAGTAATAATGCAATTACGAAGTTCTGTCCCTTCTATAGAAACTCTTTTTGCAAGAACTATTGGATTATCTTCAAGATAAATTCCAGGATAAACCTTAATTGTATCTCCAGGAAGTGCTATTGATGCCGCAGACTTAATTGTTGCTTTTGAATCAATTTCATTTAATCCACTGTTATTATCATCGCCAGTTGCAGTTACGAATATTGTTTTTCCAATACGAGAACCTGCACCAACTTCAATAACACGAGTTCCAATACCAAGTTTTCCCTGATCTTGTTTTAAGAATACTCTCCCATCAAAGGTATTCAGACCCAGTTCAGCGAAAAGAAGGTCACTATTATTTGGTTTTTTTGCTGGGACTGCAGATCTTTTAATTCTGATGGGTGTCGCCATTTTTTTTACTTTATTCCAGTTTTACATTTTCCCTTAAAATTATTTATAAAACCTCAAGACGCATTATTTCTTCTTGAACGATAAGCAAACAGATTCGTCGGTGGGTCTGGTTTCATCCACTCCTCTATCTTATCAAATCTTTCTTCACTATAAAAATCTTGTTGAACGTACCATAGTTTCCAGTGTTCATGTCCCTTTGACTGGTTACAATCATGACAACAGCAAACTACATTCTTAGAGAAATCTGTGCCCCCTTTTGACCTTGGTACGATGTGGTCGATTGTTAAATTGTCTCCAGACCCACAATAAGCACACTGATGATTCCATTGCTCTTTTATGTGTTGCCTCCATAATCGTTTTGCCTCCCCAGAACTTGTTGCGTGTAAATTAAACAAGTATTCTTTTGGAGAGTGTAAAGGTCCCATAAATTACTGCGACTTATTAGTATTTATTTTCTTACAAGCACCCCTATTATATGCTCTATACTTTTTTATTTTTTTGTTTCTTTTGTTCATTATAGGATATTTTGGCAGGTCTGTAAAGATTCGGCCAAGTATCCCTAATAATTTCTGCGAGTTTGTGTGGAGTTGTAGAAGAAATCATAGGTCTTGTGAGATGGACATTAGAAACATAAAAATACCGAATGCTATTAAGATTGCGAGTATTGGGAACATAAAAAAAGGAGTTCTTATGAACTCCTCTATTTATTTTATAGTGCTTATCCCCAATAAATCACCGAGAGAGTGAAGACAACAAACACAATGATTGTGAAACCCATCATACCTACACCTGCCCAGATGACCCATGATTCCATAGGATGATGTTGATTATTATGAGACATAAAAAGTTTTAATAATTAAAGTGAAATTATACTTTTAACTTCATAAATGGGCGAGTATCAGAAAATCCATGTTTAGCATAAATTTTTCTCAATTTTTCACTATTGGGACTAACTTCTATAGTAGATCCTTTTGGATGCTGTTTAATAAATTCTTTCCCCATTTGCCTTGCTCTTAAGGCATTTCTTCTTCTTGTTTTTGGATCTTTAGTTTCATCAGAATCAAATGAAACATGATGTGTATTGTTATCACCTTTAAAACTATTAAATGTTACTCCACTTTCTGGATCATGCATGGACTTATATGAATCATCCCCCGAGTATTGATATTTTCTAGATTCTTTAATGAATTGTCTGAAAGTCTTCATCTTTCTTTTTTTAATTATTTAGATACTCTATCATTTTTTGAAGAGTGTTGATATTGTCTCCTACAAGCCCAAGTGCAGTGTTGCAGTTGTTACAGAGAACACCACGAATTTTATTTGTAGAGTGGCAGTGGTCAATACACTTCTTGGTTAGTTCTGCATCACATATTTGACAATTTTTATTAGACATCAAGTTATTATATTGGTCTTCTGTAAGAGAAAACTTTCGTCGCATAAACTCATGAGGTTTATAGTATTGCCTACGATTATTTGTAGAGCATTTTTTACATTTTGGTTGAAGACCTAAATTTCCTGAAGAATAAGTTCTTTTATGAAATTCTGTGACAGGTAATTCTTGGTTGCAACTAGAACAAACTTTCATTTTTGTAATGCGTATTTTCTATACTTATTTATAGATAATACCATAAAAAAAGAGACCTGTAAAGGTCTCTTTGATTATTATTCAGTTTTTAAGAAACTCAACCAATGGTTGGAGCAGTAAGAGCAACTGGCGTTGCTTCTGCTGCGGCCAAATCTAAAGGAAAGTTCGCTTAACCCATAAGTTTACCATTCTTATGGAGCAGACTATATCATCAACCTGTTTTATTAGGTTGTCGGACGCTAATGGTGTATTACATAAGGCGCTCCCTAAACCACCTAGTCGTTGAACCTTCCTCAAAAGTTCGTTTGAGGCTTGGCTGCTGATTGCCCTTATATTTTGGAGGGTTTCCAGCAATTCATCCGATTTACATCTATCAATTACTTGATAGAGCCACTACTTTCTAATGGGCGTTGCGTTCATGCCGTTTTGTTATCGTAAGAACTCTTTATTTCTTACTTCTTACTGTCGCCAGTAAGTCCAGACTATCTCTTCATCCGTTCTGGATGCTGGGCATTCGTGGGTAGATTATTGTTGGGACTCACTACCTAGTCGTTAGACCTGCCGAAGAACTTAAACCCTCTTCGGATTGGTACGGGATTGTCTACAAGAGAGTTTCCCCGTTTAACCCAGTTTCGTCAAAGAACATTCCTGTTCTAGGGTGACTACATTTAAGAAATCACTTCCATACCTAGTCCAGCAGAATTTAAAATATCTGCCCAAGTTTTAATAACTTTACCCTGACTATCGTAGATAGATTGGTTAAAGTTAAAACCGTTACTCTATTTCCTTAAATTTACCATCTTTAAGGAGAGGACTATATCTTCATCCCATAAGGATGTCGGGCGCTATTGGTGTATTACATCTCACGCTTGAGAAACCACCTAGTCTCTGAACCTTTCCTAGAAGCGTCTAGGACTTGGATGCTGATTACCCATTTATGGAGGGCTTCCAGCAGTTCACCCGATGTTTACCGTCAAATTGCTAGGACGGGACCCCGACGATTGAGGTTAAAGGCCATAGTGCTCACACCAAGAGCGGTGAACCAGATACCAACTACAGGCCAGGCAGCAAGGAAGAAGTGCAGTGAACGTGAGTTATTAAAGGAAGCATATTGGAAAATAAGGCGTCCGAAATAACCGTGAGCAGCAACAATGTTATAAGTCTCTTCTTCTTGACCGAACTTGTAACCATAGTTCTGTGACTCGTTCTCAGTGGTTTCACGAACCAGTGAGGAAGTTACGAGGGAACCCACCTCTATTCCTTATTTTCATAAGGTGTGGACTATATCATCAACCCAATAGATTGGGTTGTCGGGCACTCTTGCCTGTTATTAAGGAAACTTTATTCCTCAGGTAGTCTCTGAACCTTCCTCAAGTGTACTTGAGGCTTGGATGCTGATTACCATATTACTAAACTTTTTTACAAGACCAACCATAAGCATTTTCTCTTTCACCTTTTAATAAAGGAGTAACTCTCTTGAAGTTTTGATTGGGAACTATTTTTTGTAGTTCTTCTAAAACTTCTCCACCAGTTTCGCAGTTTATTATACAAACTGTTTCAACTTTATTATGAGAGAAAATATACTTATCCGTAGAAGTGATAGCAACATTTTTGTTTCTATTTTTACCCCCTACTTTACCACCAATACTTCTCATTTTCATAGCATACTCGGACTTCACAGAACGAGCAGACATTTCTTTTTGATACTCAGAACTCCAAAAGTTTTTCTTGGATAATCTTAGTGCTTCGTGTGTTTTATAAGCACCTTCAACTCTAAGAAGTCTCCAACCTTCACTATCAAAACCACACATCAAGTTATATGCTGCTAAGTCATAAACTTGACCGTATACATCGTACCTTATTTTATGTGCGAATATGTGGTCTTCAAAAGATAATGAAATAATGTTTTCTGGATTATCAAGACCACCATCGTGTTTTGGGACAATATGGTGTTCTTCAAGATAAGTATTGGGAGGATATGTTTTTGATTTACATTCCTCAATAAAAGATAAGTACTGGTTAGTCATAAAGTTTATGTTACCAGAGTTATTTATATAAGTCAAGTAACATTTTAGTAACTTAGGGTTCCAGCAGTTCACCCGATTTTCACTTACTGATTACTCAGCAAGGGCACAGTTCCCTATGCATTGCGGAGAAAAGACTTCCTCCAAAAACTCCAGCTACGCCCATCATATGAAATGGGTGCATTAGAATATTCATCAGTTATGTTGAGGCTCTTTATCCTCAACTCTCCGTCTTTCGGCGGAGTGTCGGACTATCTCATCACCAACTTCTAGTTTTAATTGAAGTTGGGCTAGGCGCTCGTGGGACTTCATAACCCGTTCTGGGTCGTATGTCCTAGTCTCTAAACCTTTCCAACTTTCCAGTTGGACTTGGTTATTGATTAGCTTGCTATAGAAAGTTTATTTTGATAGTTTCCAGACACAAACTCATGGTTTCTAGAATTAATAAGTTCCAGAAAAGATTTAAGTTTATTATTCTTAAAGTCTAATGAGTTTGTATACATTAGTTTAGCCTTCCAATAATTCACCTAGTTTTAAGAGCACAATATCACTTATGCTCTGCTTGAACACTTTACCCCAAACTTTCGTAAGGGAGTGGACTATATCATCACCCATAAAGGGGCGGGACGCTTAAACCTGTTATTAAGGAGACTGAACTCCTCAGGTAGTCTCTGAACCTTTCTCAGATGTATCTGAGACTTGGATGCTGATTACCATATCTACAAAGACTTAGGCTTCCAGCAATTCATCCCGTTTAATCAAGGGAATTGCTTCCCAGGTGTGCCTCAATTTGACACAAGCATGTAGTTGAAAGTACCACTGATGCCAAGAGGCATCGCATCAGAGAATGCAGTTTATCTTATGTTTCCATAAGGACTAGACTATATCTTAACAATCAATGTTTTGATTGTTCTGGGCGTTCGTGCTGGTATTAAGAGTTACGCCTAACTCACCCAGTAGTCGTTGAACCTTCTCCTCAAGCGTGAGGAGCTTGGCTGCTGATTGGCTTATTATGAACTTATTTTGTTTATGAATTAAAAACCACTCAATAAACTCATCAACTTAGCTTTCCAGCAATTAACCCAGTTTTACAAGGGCCATTATATCACAACCCTTGACCGAAAGGATAGACCAGGAACACTGCGCTAGCAGCAGCAACGGGTGCGCTGTAAGCAACACAAATCCAAGGACGCATACCGAGTCGGTAAGAAAGTTCCCATTCACGGCCCATGTAAGCATAGATGCCGATGAGGAAGTGGAAGACAACGAGTTGGAAAGGACCCCCATTATAGCAGTCGGGGGAACCATATGTTTCCATATGGACTGGACTATATCTTCACCTTATTATTCTTATAAGGTGTCGGGCGCTAATCTGGTATTACTCAACACGCTTGTTGAACCCAGTAGTCTCTGAACCTTCCACAGAAGTATCGTCTGTGGCTTGGATGCTGATTGGCGTATTCTCTAAAACCCAACTACAAGAAATACCACTTGTTAAAAGTCTATTTCCATTAGCAACACTATTGAGATGAGAAGGATAAACTTTTATCCCATATTTTTCCAGAATAATAGAGCAAACAGTTTTGAGTGTTTTATCTTCTTCTGGATTATAAATCACATCTCCAAGATGTCTACCAATAGTTCGTTCAGTCAGTTTTTCATAAATGTGAAATACTTTACTGTATTTTCTATTAGTAAGAGTTTCTTGTGTTGCATTCTTTGGATTTTTATAGGCGTAGTTGATAAGATTTTTACCAATCTTTTGCCTTACACTTCTTGGTTGTTTAAGAGCAGCAGCACGAAGTTGTCCGCTTTCTTTTGCAACCTTACCACCTTTTTTACCTGCAAGAGAAATAACTTGTTGGATTATTTCTTCTTTTGAAGAATACCCTGCAAGTGCTTTCCAAGCAATCTTATCTTCTTGGTTGCCCCAAAGACGCCAGTTAGAATAATGAAACATAGCGTGTTGAATTGGAGAAACTTCAACAAGATTTTGTGGTTCATCGGAACCACCAAGATATTTTGGAATAAGATGATGTTTGTGTTTCATATAGAGAACTTAGCTTTCCAGCAGTTCACCCGATTTAAAGTGACCCAATATTATTTATAAAGCCACTCATCAAGGGAAGCAGCTTCCCAGATTGGATAGAAATGCAATCCAATCGCATTTGAACTTGGAATTACGGAACCACTGATGATGTTATTTCCGTACATTAGAGAACCAGCAACTGGTTCACGAATCCCGTCGCAACTTCATATAAACAACCATATCATAAGACTTAGGTTATTACAGATTACTCTGTGAAGTTTGGACTATATCTTCACCCTTCATAGAAGGGGCTGGGCGCTTAAACCTGTTATTAAGGGGACTAAACCCCTCAGGTAGTCTCTGAACCTTTCCAAAGTGTACTTTGGACTTGGCTGCTGATTGCCTTTCGGTTTCCAGCATTTCACCCAGTTTCGTCAATACTCTTACGAGTAAGGGACACCGATTAAAACTTAATGTCTACGGGTGGGGCTGCGATAAACGCAACGATGAAACAGATAGTAGCAGCAAGTAGGCAAGGAATCATAAGAGTTCCAAACCAACCGACATAAAGACGATTATCGGTTGATGTAACCCAGTTGCAGAACTGTTCCCAAGTATTTGATTGTCGTTGTTGTGAAATTGTAGTAGTCATTTTGTTTAAAAGTAAGTAGGTCCATCAGGGAAATGGTGGAGATACTTATTTCTCAGGCACCCTCATCCTGAGACATGAGAGACATCTTTTACTTGCTTAGTCTCGGTAAGGTGATTAGACCCGTTTCAGCAAGGATTTCAAGGTCAAGGAACGGGTTGCTCCCCTCATTTGATTACCTATTTATCATACTACGGTTTCCCTCCCCTGTCAACCCCTTTTGAGGATTTAATTTGGTGGTGCCCCGAAGACCCGTCTATTATAGGGCATTGTGGTGAACCCGTCAAGCACGATATTCTTCGATTTTGTCCAGGACCTTATTCAGGTATTGATGTGCCAACCATTTTGGATCATAACCAGATTTATTCATCCACTCCTTATCCAATTCCGATTTTATTTTAAGGACTTCACATTTTATAATGTCCTTGGTCAATTGTCCTCTTGGCATATACAAAAAAACTCTGCCTCTTATTTAGAGACAGAGTTAAGTATTATTACTTATTATATCAGACAGGTGCGATTTCCCTGACAGTTGATTTTACATATTCCAATACTGCTATTGTTCTTTACGCATTTTAACATCCATCACCATACACCCGGAATCACTTGTCCAGTCAGGACATAAGATCCCATAGCAGCAACAATTCCAATCATTGCGAACCAACCGTTAATACGCTCACTGCGTTCGTTAAAAAGATTTTTCATTTGTTTTCTCCTTGATAAGAGTGTTTTTGTTTAAGTTCAAGATCTGGATTGGATACCAGTTTTTCTTTTACAGGTTTGATAACAATAAACTTGTCGGACTTAAGAGTACCTGCGACTTTGACTTCTAGTTCTACATCATTGTCCCAACCAACCTCTTGAAGGGCAACTCCAAGTTGCCCCAGCATTCCAGCACTCACAGGTTCTCTTCCTGTTCGGACAGGATCACACAATCACTGGTGGGATATGCAACACAGAGTAGAGAATAACCTTCGGCAAGTTGGTCATCATCAAGGAACGTTTGATCATCGTTGTTCACCGTGCCTTCAACTACTTTACCAGCACACGCAGAACAAGCGCCAGCACGACAAGATGAAGGAAGATCCAGACCTGCTTCTTCGGCAGCATCAAGAATGTACTGGTCTTCAGGACATTGGAAAGTTTTACCAGAACCGTCAGGAGATTGAATAGTAATTTGATAAGTAGTCATCAGTAAGTTTCAGATAATTTTTCTACAGAATATGCAAGCATTACAAAAAACGTAATGCTGATGGCGGTCCAGAAAACTTCAGTCATCAGAACACACCGAAGAATAGTTTACCAGTAGTTGCGTAAGAAATCAAGCCTGCTACGATTCCCATCATTGCCCAACGACCATTTGTACGCTCCTTTACTTGATTAGGTGTGAGCATACCATAGTTCTGATAATACATTACGGGTTCTTTGGCAAACATATTCTGTTGCCCATATTCGTTAGTCGTTACAGTCATTATCTTTTGTAAAGATTTACAACAGAATTATATAGCAAATGTTAAGAGGTGTCAAGGGTTTTTGTCAGAGATTACTGACTTTGCTGCTGAGAAGGGTGGGTTATCCGACCTAAAAACGGATCATAATTCATCAAGTCGTCAATATTCATATCATGACCCTGACGTTCCCAGAACTGAAGAAGTCCGTCGTGACTTGCTCGGTGAAACACATCAATATGCTCTGGATGAATAGAAGATCCTAAAGCAATACGATAAAGAAAAAGAGGAATTGAATAAGTATTACCAGAATTATAAATCAAGTCATCAGCAACTGCTCTTGGTTTTACACCTTGGTCCAATTTATACTTTTCACCTTTCACATGAAACTTAATAAGTTTTTCTGCATGATGACGAGTAATCATATAACAAGCAGTAGAAAAATCATTCACAAATCTCTTATGCAACTTAACATGCAAATCACCAGTGCAGATGATGGCAAGTTGCACAACATCCCAATCATAAGGAATCTTGGATACAAAATCTGCCCAAGTAAAATCCCAGAATCTTACTGTCTGCAAATCAATATCATCCTCCATAATAATCACATAAGGACTATCAGAAGTTTCATACCAATGCTTAATTGCCTTGAGGTGTGATGTAGTGCATCCAATCTCACCAGAAGTCATTGTTTCTGGATAACGACCTTTGATAATGTCACTTAAATCATCATCACGACCATCATAAGCAGAAATACGAGTATAGTTTTCTATTTCCCAATACTTAAACTGCTCTTCCATATATTCTTTTCTTTCTGGTTGTCCATCCAGATTCAGATAATATATGGGCCCAATGTTTTTAAGTTTATAAGCAGATTTGTTTTTGTCCATTATAGTTTACTCCACCTTTCTGGAATTAAATCTTCTGTATTTTTATCTTGATTTCCTTCACCAAACCATTTATGTGGTGCAATCACATTATCAGAATTGGATAACCAAGCGCCCCACCAAGAGAATGAAGAATTTGCAATGATATGATATTTACACAGAGTCATCAAGCACATATCTACATAGTGGTCTCCAGATTCAGAAATCATAAAGCGTTCGTCAGAGAATACTTCCTGCTCTTTACACCACTCCACATCATCAGTAAAGATAATCACAGGAAGATTTGAATCAAACTTTTGAAGTGCTTCAGTATAATATTCTAATCCAAGAGCAGTATGATTTGGATTCTGAAGATAATCAGTGCGACGAATATGAAGACTGATTGCTTCTCCGACAGACTCCATCATTTCTTTACATGGATATAGAATCTCATTCTTAAAAGAAAAGTCTTCACGAATTTCATCTTCAATGTGTTTGAAGTATTTTTCAGATTGAAAGAATCCAGCAAGAGTAATTTCATCTGGACACATATTAAAAAGCGTCTCATCGAAATGAAACTGCTTCTCTTGTGCTATGGGTGCATATCCCCTATCAAGAAGTTTAATATTATGAGGAAGCACATATGTCATTTTAAATGGATAGAATAATTCTATCTTTACATCAAACCCATAAGGATCTTTCAATACTTCCTGATGATTGGGAATACAAAAATCATATCCACGATTTCGGGCAATGCCCCTCAATGAAGCATATTGAAACATTTGATTTCCAAGTCTACCCAGTTTTCCAAGATGATTAAACGCTAGCATTCAACTGACTCCTTCTCTCCTTAACATAACTCTGAGATTCATAATACCTTATTATAGCATCTTTATCCCAAGTGCGAATAGTTTGCCAAAGATTATGATTGTCCATAAACTTTGGATTGTGGTAGTGTGAATTGAAAGTGCGAGCATGGTCAAAGTGGTAAACCATATCATTGACTCTACCAACACAATAACCTAGTGCTTGAAGACGATAATAATACTCACAATCTTCTGCTCCCCAAGAAATAAAATTTTCATTCCACATATAAGAGTCAATATAAACTTGACGCTTAATCATTTGCCCCCATCCCATTACTGATGGTTGCAGTCTACATTTTGATTGCAGAACATTCAAATCAAACTTTGATTGAATAAAAGCATCAAATAGTGGAATGGGGTAATCAACTGCCCATTGATAAACACCACAACCATAAGGATAGACTGCATCAAATCCACCATGCATAATCATATTATATGCAGTTACATAACTGGATACTGGATAAACAACATCCACATCATAATTATAAACAACTTCTGTTTTTGATGCTAGAAGTAAATCATTTAGAATGCGAGTCTTGTAAAAGAATTTATTATCAGACTGCTCAAAGATATGATACAGATTTGTTGGAATATCCCCAAAGATCTTTTCAATGACTGGAAGTGCTTTTGCCTGAAAGACTGACTGGGTATCATTTTCCTTGATGATAATTGGTGACTGTGGAAAATGATGAGTGATGTAACTAATAGATGTAATCACATTTTTAAGTCGGTCCTCACTCTCAATCCGACAAGGCATTAAGAATGTAAGATTATTCATACTCCAACTCCAAACCAATCTTGTGGGCACAAATCATCCATAATGTAATGGTCGTAGTAACTACCAAACCATTGTGTAGGATAAATGATTGGTTGTGTCCTATTTTGCATCAACCAAGCACCCCACCAACTCATAGTACTGTTAGCAATAATTCCTCCTGTGCAGAGAGTCATCATACACAAGTCAAAATAAGGAATCAATGCTTGTTGTCTTCCTTGGAGGGTATCGCAAGTTTGTGCATACTTCTCATCAAATTCAGAGAGCATAAATCTATCACTTTCAAAAAAAGGTTGATCTCTACACCACCCAATATCATCAGAGAAGACAATAACAGGTTTGTCTTCATCAAAATCTGTTAGTGCCTCCTCATAGTATTCAATGGGGCAAATTGGATGAGCACTTGGATTGACTACATAATCACCTCTACGCAAATGCATAAAGATAGGATTATCCAGTTGGTCTATAATCTCCTTACAAGGTTCTAAGATTTCATCCTTGAAAGTAAAGTCTTTACGAATAATATCCTTTACATTCTCAAAATACTTCTCTGTAGTAAAGTAATCATGAAGATTTACATTGTCGGGACATCCATCAAAGAATTCTTTTGAAAAGTGAAACTGATTGGAAGAAATACTTTGAGCATTTAAATATCCAAAGTTTTCTTCCTTGACCGAAGACATCTTGAAGCAATCAAACAATCCATAGTTTGAATCACCATAACTGTCTGGAGGAGGAATCAACCAATCAAATCCACGATTTGCTGCAATACCACGAAGAGCAGCATATTGAAACATTTGATTTCCAAGACGCCCATTTGACCCAAGACGATTATAACTTATAGTCATTTCACTTCCTCACATAGAGAGCGTCTCCCCAAAGAGTTCCTGCCCAATCGGTTTCCACTCTTTCCATATTATAATCGGCAAGAAACTTATCAAGGTCTTCTACAAAAGCATTTCCTTCGTATAGTTCATCACGATTGATTTCACAATAAACATAATCAATGTGCTTCAGAGTTTCTGCACCACCCTTAAGAACTTCAAGTTCATATCCCTGCACATCCATATTGATAAAGTTAAAGTTTTGAGTCTCTTCAGCAAAACTATCCAGTCTTTTCATTTCAACTTCTTCTGTTGTAGGGAATCCTACAGTTGGATGAAGTTCAAGATGAACTTTTGGTTTTAAAACGGAACTGCTGAGAAGACCATTATCACTCAAATACATTGTAACATTTTTTTCTTCATTACCAAGAGCAACTTGATAAGCAGAAATATTAGCATTTGCATCCCGAAGTTTTTCCTCAAGAATTGTAAAATTCTCACTTACAGGTTCAAACATAACAATATCTTGAATTCCATTATTAATATATTCATCAACCTCCCAACCTTGATGAGCACCAATATGAATAATTCCTTTAATATTCATATTGTATTTTTTTACAATATTAGTAAAACTTAAAATCATAATTCTTGTAAGTAAGTTTTGTAAATGTAATCTTCGTTGATTAGAAAATCTTTGACTCTCTCTAAATTTTCTTTTACTGCATCCAGTTTATCATAATAAAGGTCTGGAGTCAATTGAAAGACATCAAAATCATCAGTAAGCGTAATAATTCCTTTGGGATTAAAAAACTTTCCAATATCAGGAGACCCATAATAAATTGGTATGGTTCCTGTAGAAAAACAATCTTGAATCTTTTCAGTGAAGTAAGATTCATAAGAAGCGTTTTCAATAGCAACTGAAAACATATAATCTGCTAGACCCTCTTCCTTGGATTGAATCTCATTAAATCCTCTTCCATAAAAATCAACTTTCCCTTGTAGTTTCTTTGCCCAGGATAAACGGTATTGATGCCCTTCACACATTACCTTGTTAGAGCAAATCATAGAGACTAATTTACTCTTATCGTAAAGTTTTGGGTCGGCAATCCAACTGCCATATAAAGGAGCAAACTTAAACTTAGGATGCAATTTAACTAAGTCTTGATGATGAGTAAAAATTGCATCATAAACTCTAATATAGTGAAGATAATTTCTCTTCACATCTTCTAATACATCTGGACAAATATTTGCAGACTCTAGTAACCAAGCATACTTCTTTTTACTATAATCATCATCAAAGGCAAGACCAATGTATCGATCTACATAGAAAGTTTCTTCTGCTCCAGAATCTACCCACTCTATAAACTTTGATTCCTGCTTATAAATGGAAGATGCTTTATTTCCATTATCATAGTTATTAAAACCACCACCAACTAAGTTATACTGTTTTTTCTCAGTCATATATAATAAAGAATTGATGTGAATATGAAAGTTGTATCTTTTTCTTTATGGGGTGATAACCCAAAATACACTGTGGGAGCAATTAAAAACTCTCTTCTTAAGAATAAGTTTTACCCAGAATGGGAAATGAGAGTTTATCATGATGACTCAGTACCTTCTTATATATTAGAAGAATTAGAAAGCAATAATGTAAAACTCGTAGAAAGAGATAATCAAAATCATTCTAATGCAATGTGGAGATTTAGTCCAGCATCTGAAGAAGGGATTGAATGTTTTATCTCCAGAGACTGTGATTCTCGTTTGTTTGAGCGCGATGTTGCTGCTGTAAATGAATGGTTAGAATCAGATAAACAGTTTCATATCATTAGAGACCATCCTGGAGGGCACGCTTGGGAAATTAGTGCTGGAATGTGGGGTTGCAAATCTGGATTCATTCAAAACATTGATGAAAAAATGCAACAATATATCAGCACATCACATTGGATACCAGACCGAGCAGTAGACCAGAGATTTCTACAGGAGGTAATTTATCCCCAAGCAGTTACAAGTTTATTTCTTCATGACGAATATTTTAATTATGAGCAAATTGGAAATCCAATTAAAAGAGATCGCAAGTTAGATGACTTTGCTTTTATTGGAGAACCTTTTGATGAAAATGATAAGCAATTATCTAACCACCGCGATATGATTATTCAAAGATACTGAAGACAATCTGGAAGAATTTTCTGCCGATATAAATCCATATTTTTATGATATATTGAATGATCTCCTGGATGAGAAGTTGCAACTTTACTTGCAGGAAGTGAGCACACCTTAATATGTCTTAGGTCTTTAACTTGATATCCGAAAGAATATGCACGATAGGACATATCACCATCTGCACAATAATATTGATATTCAGGATTATACATTCCTATTTCTCTGAATATTTTTTTATGATATAGTCCATAATTCATTACAATTTCACCACCACTATCGGCAATGTTACACAGACACCATCCAGATGTATGGTCAATGCCATTCAACCAATCTGGATTTTTAGTTTCATCAAAAGATCCATACTTCCAATTAAAAAGATAGAAGTCATGATTTGATTGCGTTTCAATAATAACTTCAGACCAATCATTACATAAAATAACATCGTCATTCCACTGACACACTATTTCATGAGTTGATTCACGAATACCAATATTCATGAAATGTGGATAAGAACTTCTACCACCAATCTCTATCAGTTTGATTTGAGGATGATTGATTTGCTTAATGTAATCTACAGTGCCGTCATTACTCCCACCATCAACCAATACAAGTTCTATTCTATCGTCAGCAAGAACAGTATTTTTAATCAAGTTAGGAAGCATTCCCACACGATTTAGTGTGCCAGTTACAATACTAATCATTAGTTTATCTCAATAAATGGATTAAGACCAGAAGAATTCATACATTCATCATACTGCCTAATATAATTATGCTGATATAGAATAGGTTTTTCTAATTTGTAAGAGCACATCAATTCCTTGAATGATGACTGCATAAAATGTATTTCTTCAGCATTTTCAATCAAAGTAATGTAATCAAAAACATTAAATCTCTTATGATTCATAATCACCTTATACTCAGTCTTGACTCTATTCATATCAATTGAAAATCCACGGGATGCATCATCGTGTACAAAAATAAACTTCTCCCCAGTTGGATTCAGAGTATTCAAGACCTCTTGTTCTTTTTCTAAGTCTCGCTCAAAATAAAATTCATCAAAGCGAACAGAAAAATCTAATCCAGCGAGTTTATAGAATGCTTTATCAAAGGGAAGATCAGGCATCACACCGGATAACTTATCGAATCCAATCTTAATGCAATCTAAATTATTTTTAGAAATATAGAAATCAGTTTGTGCATCACTCTCAACACCTATAACCTGAAGATTATCCAAATCTCTATACATATACTGCACATTTTTTACATTATGCTTGTATGCAAATAAACAAATAGATTCATATTGCTTATAAAAGTGCCTAACCATACCATTGTTAATGATGTGGTCTCCTAATCCTAAATGATGGTAAATATATTTCATTGATTTAAATTGAGTATTGTTTGAAAATCATTTGCTCCCATAATTAACGCAAGGAGACTAACATTTGAAAAACTATACAAAAAGTGACTGCACCTTGAAAGAATAAAAACGCTCGATAATACTTCTTCATTTATTAAGTCTCTATCGGGAAAAGTATGGAGTGGAGTATCATTATTACTTATTGTAATTTGATTATCGTATAAAAGTTTATCTTTATATCTTTCTTTGATTGGATTTAGATATTTTATATCGTCAGTCGCTAAAAAAATATTTTCTACATCACTATTATTAAAGTAATAATCAATCTTACTGATGATATTTTCAATATTTGGTTCTGGTATTTCTGTCTTCTTATCAGTGCCTCTGATTTGCACTCCAAGAGTTTTATTTGTAATTCCTAGGTCTGTAAATTTTTGTTGAAAAGTTTTTAACTTATCCTCTTTAAGACTAAGAATACTATCAAATATTTTATTCTTTAACTTTAGATTATCAATATTTGCAATAGTGTGTGCAGAATATTTTGAATGATGTAATTGATTATTAAAAAATCTATCTAACCACCAAGATCCAGCATCATATTCTATATCACTAACTTCATAAGTGTTATCAAATAATTTAAGAGTCTGTGATTCGTAGACGCTACAATTCAAATTTCCATACACACAATAATGCTCCATTGCTATATCAATTATAGCACATACAATGGAGCAAAATCCTTTATATTGATAATTAAATCTTGGATCGTTAAGAGTTATAAAGGCATTCATAATCCACCATCTCTTTCCAAGTTATAGGCATAAGCAGTTTTAAGACCACTTGGTTTTTTATCATTGAATAATATTCTCTCACCTATGGGCAATCCATAGATGATATGGTCAAATCTGATATTATTTTCTGTAAGAAACTTTTCGGTAATTTCCTGATACTCCTTATCTCTGGCAGTCAAAATAACAACTTTATCATCCTTTGATATCTTAGAGAAAAACTCTTTTACACCAGGAAGTAGTTGCTCTCCTTCATTCTTATATCCATTATGTTTGACTAATGTTCCGTCTAAATCAAATATCCAAGTTTTACTCAAATCAGAGTAATTACTTCTGTCCATAATTCACATCCTTTATAAAATGAATATAAAACTGCATCTATATCTTCCTTTACATATCCAGATAAAGAAAACCAAATGCTAGTATGTATTAATAGCATCTGAAGTTTAGACATTTTAGATCTCTGAATAATATATTCACCTAGATGCCCATATCCGTTAGTCTCAATATCAAGTTTAACATCACTACTTCTATCTACACTAAATTTTTTAGAATTAATCTTATCATAATTTCCAACTGCAGAGTAATAAAGTTTTGCCCAATCATATCGCGGGTCTCCATATATTTTAGACCCACCAAATATTCCTCTAGGATCAATAAACCAAACTTGATTCTTATCATCAATTATAGTGTTACTAAAAGTACAATCACCATGAATAACAGTATAATTGATATTCTTAAGAAGATTATTTTCTACAATCTTCTCAAAACTTTTAATATCGCAGAATGGATTTCTGCAGGATTTTCCATTAATTTGAATAACAGGTTTAGAAAAATCTTCAATGATATGTCTGACTTGCATTACCCGCTGATAGGGTTTAAACATATAAGTGTCCGCACAATCATAGTCACTAATTGGTTCGCAACTTCCTTTGATGGAGTGTAATTCCTGAAGGGCATTGCAATAATTTTCTATTACCCAATCTTTATTGGTTTTAACATCCCAAGCATGTTTTCCATCAACTTTAGACATAACCAATGGATTTGACGAATAAATTTTTGGTATCCTAAAGAAGGAATCTTTTACATATTCATACCACTCTTTTTCTGCTTCATGAACTTTTTCATACTTCAAGTCTACACACTTTTTATAAACCTTACCATCTTCAATTATAACTTCATTAAAGAAACGATGATTAACTTGTTTACTCAAAATCTCCTCATACTTATCAATTGTCCCTACTTCAAAACAGTGATGATTTGTAAATGACGATATTTCATAGGGCATATAATTATCACTCAAAAATCCTCTCACTAAAGACTTATCAGTTTTAATATTTTCAAACCTATTTTTATTTTTAAAGACAAAAAATCCAGAGACACCTCTTTCTTGAGAAGGAGTGTTTTTAAATACACCATTCTCTAAAGACCATCTACAATCAAAATTACCAGCAAGACCTACAAGCAATTCATTATCAAATTGAAATTCTTGCTCTTTCTCAAAAAACAAATCAGACCAAGTTATGATGAAAGGTTCTCCATCAGGAATATTTTCAAGAGCAGATGTGATTCCAGCTGCGGTGCCATCCTCATCAGTTTGAAGTAAAATATAATTATCACTATGACTAATCTCACCAATATAATTGGACAACATTTGAAAGTGAGTGTCCCCAATAATGATAACAGTTTTATCCTTATATACTTCTAAGGTTTGCTCAATCATCGGTTTACCATAAACAGGAACCAAACATTTTGGTCTATTCATAGTATATTTTCCAAGACGAGTGCCCTTACCACCAGCCTGAATAATTACATATTTAATATCATTATGAGTAATCATACTGTTGTCTTTCCGATACTACCACCTGGATGATTTTGGACAAACTGTTTAAGTGTCAGATTTTTTCTTCTTGATATTTCGCAAGCAACTGATTGAAGAAAAATTGTAAAAATTGCTATAGATGAAGTTGGAACAATATTTAAGTGGTCCGCTTCTCTATCAACATGTAAATTAATATCAAGATAACAATACTTTTGAGATTGATTTCCATCATTAGAGTGAATAGACACAATCTTACAATTCTTATGATTTACATGATGTAAAAAATTAATCAATTCATCAGTATTTCCACTTTTGGATACAGCAATCAATATATCGTTTTCATCAACAACTCCCATGTCTCCATGCACACTATCAACAGCATCAATGAAAAAACAAGGAAGTCCAATTGAAGAAATTGTAGAAGTTGCTTTAGCAGCAACATGTCCATTCTTACCAATTCCCGTAAAGAGTATTTTTCCTTTACAATTTAACATAAGGTCTATCAACTTCTCAACCTTTTCATCTTCAAGATAATCGTAAGAAGTTTGAATAGACTCAATGTGAGATTTATAAAAGTCTTTTACAGACATTGTTTATACCACTGATATGTATCTTCAATACCTTCACGGAGACCAATCTTTGGTTTCCATCCAAGTGCTTTGATTCGATCTACATTCATAACCTTGCGAGGAGTTCCATTTGGTTTAGTGAAATCCCAGTTTATGTCACGATCATAACCAACAACATCAGCAATAATATTTGCAAGTTCCCAAATTCCAACATCCTCACCTGTACCAACATTAATATGTCCTGCTTCATCATACTTCTGCATACAGACATAACATGCTTCAGCAAGATCATCAACATGCAAAAACTCACGCATTGCTGAACCATTACCCCAAAGAGTTACGGATTCTTTAGCGTTATGAAATTTAGCAATCATTGCAGGAAGAACATGTGAAGTCTCCAGGTCAAAATTATCATTAGGACCATAAAGATTCGTAGGCATCAAAGAAATGGCATTGAAACCATACTGCTGACGATATGCCTGACACATCATAATGCCAGCAATCTTAGCAATAGCATAGGCATCGTTAGTTGGCTCAAGAGGACCAGTCATTAACTGATCTTCAGTAATTGGTTGAGTGGCAAACTTAGGATAAATGCAGGAAGACCCAAGGAAGAGTAATTTCTTTACACCAAAGTTATAAGACTGTTGAATAAGATTAGTCTGAATTTGCAGATTCTCAGTCAGAAACTCTGCCTTATGGTTGTTGTTTGCCATAATACCGCCAACCTTAGCAGCAGCGACAAAAACATACTCAGGTTCTTCTGAAAAAAAGTATCTTTCTGTCTCATCTTGATTTGTAAAATCTACATCATTACGAGTGCCTTTAATGATGTTGGTATAACCTTTACTCTCAAGATTTCTCACAATTGCTGAACCAACCATTCCATTGGCACCAGCAACTAATACCCTAGAATCACTGTCCATAAATGCACATATCCTCAACTAATTGTTTGAAAGAAGTCTTTGGCGTCCAACCAAGTTTTTCTTTTGCCTTCGTGGCATCACCTAATAAAGTCTCTACTTCAGCAGGTCGGAAATATTTAGGGTTAACTCGCACAACCATTTTTCCTGTATTTTTGTCAATACCAATTTCATCTAGACCTTCACCCTGCCAGACAATATTCATACCAAAATAAGGTGCTGCCTCTTCTACAAACTCACGCACAGAATATTGCTCTCCAGTCGCAATCACAAAATCATCAGGTTCATCCTGCTGAAGCATCATCCACATTGCTTCCACAAAGTCTTTAGCATGTCCCCAGTCACGCTTTGCATTCAGATTTCCCAACTCAAGAATCTGTTGTTGTCCTGTAGAGATTTTTGAGAGAGCACGGGTAATTTTACGAGTAACAAATGTCTCTCCACGACGAGGAGATTCATGATTGAAAAGAATACCTGTGCAAGCATACATTCCATAAGATTCACGATAGTTTTTTGCAATCCAGTAACCATATAGTTTTGCTACCCCATAAGGAGAACGGGGATAAAAAGGAGTAGTTTCCCTTTGAGGAATTTCTTGTACAAGACCATAAAGTTCGCTTGTAGATGCTTGATAAATGCGGACATTATCTTCCATCCCCAAAAGACGCACTGCTTCAAGAATACGAAGAGTTCCCACAGCATCCACATCAGCAGTGTATTCAGGCATCTCAAAGGATACTTTGACATGACTTTGAGCACCAAGATTATAAATTTCATCAGGCTTTACTTTTTGAATAATTCTTACAAGATTGGTAGAATCAGTAAGGTCACCGTAATGGAGAGTAATAGAATCATAGATATGATCAATACGATTAGTATTAATAAGGGATGATCGTCTGATAATGCCATGAACTTGATAACCTTTTTCAAGTAGTAATTCTGCTAGATAAGAACCATCTTGACCTGTCGCTCCGGTTATTAATGCTTTTTTCATACTTGACAATTTGTAAAATCTACTTGACCATTTCTAGTTGCCCAGATTGGATACTCTCTACCGTAGGTATTCCAAATTTGTGCTTGTTGCTGCCCTACAGGAACCCCCGACATTCCAGCAGCATTCCAAATCGTTTCATAAGTATCATCCTCATGAAATGTAAAGTCATGAGTTTCTGCCTTTTTCTTTAAAAGCAAAGACCAAATAGATTGGTCGTGTCTATTCTCCCTGAAAATTTCATCATTTGGAAGAATTGAAGCACTATCATCAAGATACTTTCCACCACCTTCAATACAAACATCAGTCCATTTCTGAACTAACTCACGCATCATAGGTGTATTCTTCAGGAAAAAGATACCAGAAATAACTTGTCGGGTCATAAGGTATTCATCATTGTCCCCAACAATATGGTGATAGGTATCCATCTTTGTCCACTGAATTTCTGGAAGATCTAAAGTAAAGAAGACTCCCTCAGTTTCAAGACACTCTTCATAATATTGTTTCAGTTTTTCTAGACCGTTTTTATTCAACTCACATCCAGAATCAACATAAAGAAGTACATCATCTTCAGGAATATTTTCTAGTGCTTTGAGAATAAAGTAAGGTTTACAGACATAATATCCATAATACCTTCTAGGCATTCCTATGCGAGGATTCATCATTGGTTTTGCATATTGCTCCCAAAATAGATTATCCTCCAAGTCAGATTCTCCAAACTCTTGAATCGTTTCAAAGACTCCAAAGTTTTCTGCTTGCTTTCTGATTCTATTCTTACCTAAAGAAAAGTTATTATCTCCAAAGTAAGTTAAATGTAATTTCATAAACAATAGATTGTTATCATACAATTATACCAAAAAAGGAGAGTTTATGCAACTCCCCTCTACTCAGTTTATGCAGGCTCGCCACTTGCTCTTTGACCAGAAGCAAGAAACTGGGCGGGAGTTATCCCATCCGCACCAGGATTGTTAACGTGTCTCCATCACGGGCATATTGGGGATTGGCTCCACCACCTAGTTTGACTTAACTAGGAAAAGTTGGACTAGTTTTGGAATTTCAATGGCAGCATAAAAACCACATAAGAAAAGAATGTCCCAAAACTTATATTTGATAGCAAAGGGAACGACAAATACGTTTCCAATACATTTTACAAATAGTCCGATTTTCATATCTCCCCATAATAGGAAAAAGTATCCTGATAAGAGAAGAATATTACCAATATATCTGAATATATTAGACTTTGACATAGGGGGGTTTGCTTCCGACCAGTTCTTTTAAAGACTATCCGTGTCTTCGTCATCTTTCACATATGCAGGAACCATATCTGAATCTAACCAACAAGTGTAAGAAAAATCTTCCATTGCCGTCATCAATTGCATCTCATTATCTAAAAGATACATATCCCTATATCGCCCAGTGTAGGAATCTACTTTCTGAATACGATAATCAGGTTTCCCGTTGATTTCTAATGTACCGACCTGGACATAACGATAGGGAAACCGTTCAAGAAGAATGGTAGGTTTTTTGACGACTTTCATTAGGCAACCTCAATCGTTTCAAGATCCTGATAGAGATAATCCATCAGCATTTCATAATCGTCAAGGGGATCTCCAGAAAACACGACACCATTATTTTCATAATAGCGGCGAACTTTCTTATAAAGTTTCGGACTCTTTACATCAAGGTAGATATCCCCATTAGCAGCAGAACGCAAAGTGCTAACATCTTTCTTGAATTTTTCGATCAGAGACATTGTTGTGTGATGAATACTTAAGTATTATAAGTGTTGGACTGTGTTTGGTCAAGTGTGCCAGTTGGGAAACTGGCAATCGGGGTAGAAGGTACTGCCCCCTCTTCGCTGCGTCCCAAACGCAGAGTTATACTTTTCTACTATACCCCGTTACATCGTTATTTAGTTCGATGTATAAGCATTATACCCATAATCGGAGCGATTGTCAATCCTGCTCCACAAAGTCCTAACCAGACTGGACTTGATGCAAGTGTTTCTACGATGTGAAAAATCATCCCCCTCTCCAACTCTTATATTCATAGTAGAAGTATTGGTCTACTTCATTCAGTCCTGATAGAGGGGCGTCTACACCCCACTCAGACCATTCTATACAAAACCGATTGATATCGTGATTGTGATTTACATTATGTCCAAGCATTCTTACAAATGAAGACATAGCAAATTCATATTTTCTTTTATTGCGGATAGGCATTGTGAAGTCCCCAATTTATAAAAAATATTATGAGACCAAAAATAACAATAGTATTAATAACCAAATTACCCATTACATTCCTCCGTTTTTAAATCCTACAAGGTAACCAATGATGAGACCACACATAAATGCCACAAACATATAAAGCATATGTGAGAAAAACTCAATAAATATAAACCAATCTTCTGTTGTCATTTTTTATTTTAGCGTGATACTAAGAGATGGCAACAATGGAGGTATTACTCCAATGAGTCTAAGCAGACCCTCAGCAAAAAGTGCAAGAACAACCCAACCAACACACATACTGATAATCGAAGCATTACGATTGTGGCGTCGTATGGCAGCATCGATCATCTCCTGAACTTCTGAACGACTCACTAATTCATCCTGTGGTTCCATCACTTTTCATCTCCAAGAAATTTTGCCAGAGGATCTCTTCTAGTCTTTACAATTTCTACTGCTCTTTTATAGAACATATTATCTATGTTACCAGATTCTTCAAAGACTGCCTTGATCTTCACCCAATTGTCGTATGTGTGCTGATCCATAAGGTTCAAGTTGAATACTACTAGTTATACTAGTTGGTAGTTTCAACTTGTCAAGTTTGTGTTGATATAAAAATATAGATTAAGACAATCTTAAATTTTGTAATATTTCTAATATTTACAGTTATAACAGTAGAGACAGGAATCGAACCTGCGAAGGCTATTAACCCCGACCGCTTTCAAGGCGGCGTCCTCGGCCAACCGGACCTCTACTATGATATTTACGGAGTGATAAAGATCTGAAAAATATAAATATTTATAGGTCTTTCCGTTATTTATAAAGTTATGGTTGATGTAACTTGTCTAAATTGTAGCACACTTTTTCAAAAATTACCATATGAAGTTAAAAGGGGAAAAGGCAATCATTTTTGCTCTAAAAAATGTCATAAGAAATATCAAATTAAAGAAAAAGAAAAAAACTTTGTAAAATGTAAGAATTGCAATAAAAGTTTTCATAAAGTTCCGGCAGAACAAAAGAAAACAAAAAACCATTTTTGTTCTAGAAGTTGTGCTGCGACTTATAATAATACCCACAAAACAAATGGAACTAGAGTATCAAAACTCGAAGTATTTTTACAAGAACAGTTAAGTCAAGAATATAATTTTGACTTTCACTTCAATAGAAAAGATACTATTAATTCAGAGTTAGATATTTACATTCCAGAAATTAATTTAGCATTTGAATTGAATGGTATTTTTCATTACGAACTAATTTATGGTGAAGAAAAATTAAAGCAAATACAAAATAACGATGAAAGAAAATTTCAAGCGTGTCTGGAAAAAAATATAGAACTTTGTATTATTGATACTTCTTGGATGAAGTATAACAAAATAGAAAACTTCAAAAAAGTTTTAACTATTATTAAAAATATAATAACCAATAAGTCCTCAACGGACTTCAAAATCTAATCGTCTAACTTTTCTTTTTCTACGCTCTTCCTGCCAGGCAATATCTTCATTAGTAAGAACGCCAGACTTTGTTTTTGTATGATAAGAGTTCAACATAACAATTTGCGATAAGTCAACTGCTGAAATCTTATCTCCACGAATGGTTGCCATATTAGGGCAACCACAAGTTACAGTTTTAATTTGATGCCCTTCAATCTCCTTACCACAGGAACGACATCTGATTCTTAAATTTTCCATTTCTAATCAATCAATTAAATATCAGTATTATTGAATTTGAGGTTGTACAGGTTGTTCTTGTGGAGGTACTTCAGTTGCAACATCCTCTATAGACATTTTTTGAGATTTTTCAGTTATTGATCTCAACATCCATACAAACTTACCATGTGATTCCATTAAATCTTGGAGAAGATTTTCTGTTGCATATGATCTTTGCTCTCCTGCTGCTTCAGACGCTTCTGTTAAAAGTTCCAAAAAGATTAAATTATCCGCAAGAAGTCTTTTAACCATTTCTTCTGCTTTGACGACTGGTTTACCTGGAACAATTTGCCTTTGTCCAAGTTCATCAATTTGAACAATATCTGAACCTTGACCAACTGTAGAAACTTCTACAATGCGAGTAAGAGTTCCAACTGGACGAATATTTAAAAATCTCATGTGTTCGGCAAGACGGTCAATCTCACCAAACATTGCCTCATATTGTTCGCCAAATAATGTATGAAGTTGCTGAAAATCAGAACCTATAACATTCCAATGAAAAACCCAAGTCTTATGAAATAAAACAAAAAGATTTGAATGAATATCACTCAGTAACTTGTATAAACCTTCCATCTAACCAAATACTTTTGAAATATTTATAATCAACAAAAAGAAATTAGAACTCCAATTATTCTCTGTGTAAATGAAGTATTTTAAAAATCTTTCTTCATAAGATATTCCACAGTATTTGCTATATCATTCATAGCATCTCTTAGATTTTCTCTTTGTCCCGATTCTTGTTTTATGATTGGACGATGATCATCAGTTAGAGTCCATCGCCACAGTTTCATTTCGGCACAATACCAAAGATTAATTTTCATGTTTATAATGTTCTAATTCAATCCAATTCAAAAGAGTTTGGAAAGAAGTAATTGCTACCTGATTGCAGTTATCATCCTTTAATTTTTGCACATAATATTCTAGTGCTTCAATCGCCATTTGACGATCCTGTTGTGAGAGAAGGGACATATTTTTTACCAACCCATCAGAAATGGTACAACAAAAAGGGGGTTTTGTCAACCCCCAGTATGAATAACACCTAGTTAGCATATATCTCCACCTATTATAAAAAGGACATTCAATTCTTTCTTCTGTCCCATTTATTCTTGGTTTTACTGGATAATCAGCGTCATTTATACCGACGCCACAAATCATACTTCTTTTAGACATACGAACCTTAGTTTGTGTGAGATACTAATATTTATATTATAACATAAAAAAGGAGGTCTTAAGACCTCCCCACCTGAAAAGTTCTCACACAAACCAGGTATTTTTATTTATCACTTAGAAAGTGAACTTTGTGGATACAACTCCTCCCCAATTAGAGGAGTTATCAACCAGACGTTGGTTGTTGCTAGCATAGAAGATAGCAGGAGTGATGCTGATATGATCGGATACTTGATACTTGTAGAAGATTTCAAGCATTGTTGCAGGATCCAGATCCTTACCATTCAGGTTTTGACCTGTAGGTGCTTGACCGACGGCAACACCAGCACTGTTGCCTTTCAGGAATACATCAGACCACTGAAGACCTGCCATCCAAGACTGACTATTATCAGTTGTGGTTTTATCAGAAGGAACACCACTTACAGTATTCCAACCATAGGCAGCAGAGATTGAGGGAACCCAACCAGATTGCATAGGTTGCCAATAAGCATTAAAGGCATAACCATTGGAGGTTTGATTTGGAAGCAGAGTACCAGAAGCACCATTCAGACCATTATAGGTGCGAACACGAGTGCCTTCAGTACCATAACGATAACCAAAAGCAGCACCCCAATTAGTACCACGATAACCAACTTGCGCAAGAGTATTCAGAGCACCAGCTTCATCAAACTCACCCTTGGAAGAATCAGAACCGTTCTGTGCCACATAGTTTACACCAGCAACAAGACCAGTCTTACCTTGACTCCAGAGAGCACCGAAACCAGCACCAGTTGCTTTGTTATAAACACCAGGAGCACCAGCAACAGCAAAGAAGTCAAGAATCTCAGACTTATATGCCGAAGGAATCCATGCCATTTCGGTGTTACGAACCTTAGCACCAGCAGTTAGAGTTGCTTTGTTGTTGAAAGCAGGGAACTGATAGTACAGACGATCAAGGACTACATTATCACCATTAGCACTGGAGAAGTTGTCTGCTTTGTCCAGTTTGAAGAGTGAAGAAGAAGAACCGAAAGGATCAGCACTGAAGTTTGAAGAACGTAGACGGGTGCGAAGAAGATCGCTACCAGTAAACGAAGTATCAAAGTTCAGACGAACATCATAGTTAAAGGCAGTTTTGGTGACATCATCACCAGTTGTAGCAGTAGTAAGTTTACCTGCTTTAGTGCGATAGTCATCTACGCCACCAAGAACAAAGGTTGCTTCACCACGTAGTTTGGTGGTAGTAGAGAACTGCTGTGCTTCAAGAGTAGCAACTTGGGATTCTAGTTTATCTACACGACCACGAATAACTGCTAGTTCTTGAGCAAATTCTGCTTGGAGACGCTTGAGTTCATCAGTTACTTCGGTTACGCGATCTAGACAAGCATTCAGTAGTGCCGCTGCCTCATATCGGGTCATTGAACGACCACCACCAAAAGTGCCGTTAGGATAACCAGCAACACAACCATAACGCTCTACAAGGTTGTTGAGTGCCTGATATGCCCAATCATTGGGTTGAACATCAGAGAATTGAGTAACACTCGTGACCTGTTCTGAGGAGTATTGGTTGACTGCTGCCATATTAAGATCTGCGGCATTCGCAGCAACAGGAGCAACCATTCCCAGAGCAACAGGTGCGAGCATCAGTTGTTTGAGTTTCATAAAAAGTTTTTAGTACTAAACGACAGTATACACTAAGGTCTATGAACCTCAGTGATTGATTCACAAGATTGATGCGAGTAGTTGAGGCATCAATCAAGTCTCACTATTTAGAAGATCTTAAGGAAACCTTAAGACTGGATAGTATCTTAGAGTACTTTGGGTCTTTTGTCAACTAAGATTTGGTTAAGAAGCGTGATCACGGATTCGAACCGAGGAGATCTCCTTGGAAGGGAGGCATGTTACCACTACATCAATCACGCATTATTTTTTATAATAAGCAGAAATTCCTTTATGTATTTTTTGGGGATTCGAAACTAATTCTCTTATGGTGCTCATCCCTATTTTATAATACTTTCTCGCAGACTGCAAACTAGGAAATTCTTTTTCTTCGTTAGTATTATAATCTTTACATATTACAATAGAACCTTTTGCTTTTTGTATTTTTTTAGAAATTTCTTCCCTCATTTCTAAAGGAGTTCCTTTCCAAAAACCTCTTAATCTGCTTTGTTTTTGTTCATTTGTTAGAGATTTCCACATTTTTTTATTATTTGTGGAAATTTTTTCTTTTGTTTCTTCTTTACAAGGAAGTTGGTTTCTTATTTTTGCACCTAACTTCAAAGATTGATGGACTGCTTCTTCACAAGATATCATACCAGATAATGCCATCCAAGCAATTTTATCTTGATCATTTCCCCATAATTTCCAATTACAATAATGAAACATAGCGTGTTGTGTAACACTAACTTCAACTAAATTTTCTGGTAGATCAGATCCACCTTTATATTTTGGAATAATATGATGTTTATGTTTAAGCATAGTTCATCTCCCGTAATATTATTTATACTAGAAATGAACTATACTCACACACGGAAGGGGTTTGGTTAGTATCACCTTTTTAAGTATAAGACATAATGAGTATTATGTCAAGCCCCCGATCCGATTCGAACGGACGGCCAACGGTTTACAAAACCGTTGCTCTACCACTGAGCTACAAGGGCGAAACAGGGGAGGCCATCCCCCTGACCTAGAAATATTCTAGGTTTTAGCAAGTCGGATATGATGATCCCGACTCTTATAGAAGATCCAGACATTTCCAGACCTTCTAACTCCCCCAGTCCGACTCGAACGAACAACCCCAGTGTTAACAGCACCGTGCTCTGCCAATTGAGCTATAGGGGAATGTAAGAAGTTACTGGACTTACACCAGTTCAAAAGGCATTGTCTGCTTGTCTCGATTCTTTGACTTAACTTCCATGATGGAGTAAGTGTGATATATCTCATAAGGATATAACAGTGACTTACCCTCTATCACTTTTATATATGGAGTTTATAACTCCAAGCGTCTCAGGAGGGACTTGAACCCCCGACCAACTGCTTAGAAGGCAGATGCTCTATCCAACTGAGCTACTGAGACAAGAGACCTCCTGGTTTGTGCATCGTTGAGAGGCATAGGAGGGGAGGGACTTATGAGAGGGTTGGAACCTCGCCTGCCCATGAGAGTATTATAAGGTCTTTAACCCCAACTCGTCAAGCCGCCTTACGGGCGTTTTTTTCTTCAGTGATCTCGGTTCTACGAGTCTTGACCAGTTTAGCAATCTCTTGAAGTGCCTTACGAGCACGAGTGCCTGCTGCACTATTACCAGCAGTAAATTTTTCATCTTCTACTTTCCACGCTTCAACAGCATTCAGCAGTTCTTCTGATACGGACATAATGATCTCCAAAAAATAAGATATGTTTATATAGTAGTTTTAATTACAGGTTTCTATCCAAGGAGCACAGAGTCTCATTGGTGGTGTAAGTTTCTTACATTCATCAGTATAACATAAATTTTCATCATTTTTCTCTTCAATGTATTTTGGAAGATACTTCTTGTCTGCTTCTCGAATGATTCTATCATATTCTGGAGTAACCTGCTCTATTGCTCTGGTTACATCTCTTCCAACCCTACGATTTATTTTGTCAGAATCTTTAAGTATAACTTCATTAATGATAGTTTGTGGGAAAAACTCTCTTTGAATTTCATCCAATAAATCCCAAAGTGCATTTTCTGATATCTTACTACATTGTGAGAGTGCTGCGATAAGAGTTGATAATAGGATTCCTACTATAATCAGTTTCTTATTATCTGGACTCTTTCCAAAATTAAAATTAAACATAAAAAAGGGGAGTGCTCTTACTCCCCTTATATATCAAACTTCAGTCAAAATCAGTCGGTTGGCATAGTCATAAGCATATTGTGTTCTTGCTCCATGGTGTCCCCAACCCAACCAAGAATATGCTAAACGCATATAATATTCAACGGGCTTTCCTGGAGATTTTAATCTATTTTCAATATTCTTCCATTGAGGTTCACTAATGATATAACGAAGTTGTGTATCAAGTGTAGAAGGGTTTCCACCATAACGAGAAGCAAATTCACCTAATCCATTATAACGAGACGCACTCGTAAATTGAATTAGACCATATCCACCACTTCTACATCCTCTATAAGAGGTTCTAGTACCACCTTCACAAATATTCGGAACAAATGCGGATTCTTGTCGAATATTACCCATGACGGTGGCAAGGGCATACTTGTCTTTAATACCACGATCCTGAAGAAAACTCAGGGTTTTATTTTCGTATTCATTACACCCTTTACAAATTAGCCTTTTCTCTTTTGGCTTTGCGGGAGCAACCTCGCGGATTGCTGTCTTCTTTTCATCTACAAGGTCAAACTCTTTAATAACTGAGAAAGGTGCTTGTCCAGGAACTGGAGGAGGCGGACCTTGCATCTTGTAGTTGACGAATGGCAGTGATGCCGTACTGGTTGTAACCGTTGCCAGGAGAGGCAGGGCTACTGTAAAGAAATTTTGCACTAAATTTAATTGAACTCTACATCCGTATAGAAGGGGGGTACACCCTTTTCTCAAAGGGCACCTTCCACGGCTCTAATCACAGTCAATATCTCATAAAAAAGACCCTGCTCATAACAGGGATTTTTACATAATAAGTTAATATTTAGGATTTGTCAAGTAGTCCAATTTTTAAACTGTCTGATATAAATAAAATGTTATGCCTATAAACTAATGGCAAAGTCACCCAACAAAGGAAAAAAGGGTTCCGCTGGCGGAAAGCAACCCAAGCAAAATCAAGGTAATGCGACTGCGAAAAAAGCAAAGAATGGTGGCAAGAAGAGGTGATAAATAATATTGCCTGACTATTCACACTTTTCAGGAGGGGGAGTAGAAATGCTTTCCCTTATAAAAAGAATAAGATTGGAATAAATACTTAAAACTCCAAATATATGCCTCGTGAGTTTAATACTAATGAGAGAGCACCTTGGAACGCTCCTATTCATAATATTCTGAAAGCAATAGATAATCATACTCAAGAGTATTTCAAGAGTGGGGATAAATGGCATTTAGAAAAAGCAGATATGTTGAGAAAATATATCCACGAACTTAAGACTTGGATACACAATATGGAAGGTAGATAAAAATGAATGAAGTTGTTTGGGGTGTTATCATTATGTTAGGTATTGGACTAGTAGGAACTCTATGGATAATTTACTACATACTTAAGATGGCAAATGATGAGTTAAATGTATCAGTACAAAATCAAGAAAATCACAAGAATCATTGACGGCGACACAATTGATGCAGACATAGATTTAGGATTTAATCTTACCATATCCCAAAAGATTAGACTCAAAGGTCTAAATGCGTCAGAAACAAGAACATTAAACTTAGAAGAAAAAAAGAAAGGAATAGAAGCAAGACTTTGGTTGGAAAAAGAACTTTCTAAAGAAGGTCAATGGATTATAGAAACAACCAAAGAAGATAAATATGGCAGAATACTTGGAACTCTTTATCTTATAGGAGATTCAGTTACATTGAATGAAAAAATGTTAAATGAAGGTATAGCAAAACCTTACATGTAAATGAAAAAAATATTTCTCATTGGATTGTTGATTATAAGATTAATCACCAACGAAGGAATATTCAATGAAGGAAAAAGACCACAACCAAAACGACAACCAGCAGAAGTCATCAGGTTCATCAGACGACCTGCCAAACTTGGTAGGAAAAAAGTGTGGTTCATTACTGAATAAACTGATCACTACTGTATGTGTTTCTACAATTGGATTTGTTGGTTTGAACTTTGTTGCATGTAATTTCATGCTTCCAGGTTCTATGAATAAAGCAAATGTAAAAGGAGAATTAAAAAACCCCCCTCCTTTAGATTGCAAAGAATCTGAAAGGAGGGGGTATGATACGTTGATTGTTTTACTAACTACTGTGATTGCATTAAGAACAAAAATAGAAGATTAAGAAGACCAAAGTTTACCTTCAGCAATTCTTCGTCTCTTTAATCCTTCAGCAACATTTGTACCTGGATTGTGATAGAGATAGATAGCATCAGGAACTTTATCCCATTCTTTATTTTTCAATACTTTAGTAATAGTATTGAATCCATTCGATCCATAAAATCGTGCCCCTAGATTATAAGCAAAAGATAGGATAGCACCTTGCTGGTTTTCATTCATTTCATTCCAATAAGGAATCTGCTTAAGTGGTGGGAGAAACTCTTTTCTCAGTTGATAATAAAGAAGGTCATCTGCTTCGTCTTGTGTGATTTTATTTCCAATCATAAAACGAGTGCCGTCTTTTCTGCGAGTGCTTCCCCAACCAATTGTAATGGGAAGTCCACCAGTCAAAGGATCATAATATGCTTTTAGATGACATCCTTCAAATTCCTTAATTAACTCTACTCCAGGAATTGGAAGTCCTTCTAGAGTTGGTTCTACTTTTTCATTACGATATCTTCTCGCAAACTCATCAAGGATTTCTTTATGAATTGATGCCTGAAGAAATTGCCAGGCATCAATCTGATGTTGAAGATCTTGATGATGCTTTACAGCATCTAAGAATTTTATGGTCATTGTGGTTTCTTATGCATATTCATATTTAGTTAATTTGCGACACTTCCAACCCTTATGATTATCATATTTACCTTTAGAAACTTTATACATACAACTACTATCAATATTATAAAGAGAACAGAACTTTCTCAAATTTATTACAATAAAAACTTTTCCATCTGGCGATGTTACTTCATATATTTGTTTAGATAAATTATTTGATATATTATTCTTTTGGTTTTCTGTAAATTTATATCCCAATCCATTTTTATTTCCAATCATTTTTAATCTTTTTTTCATAATAACATCTTGTCTTTTTGATGGATTATTTCTTTTCATCATTTCACTTTGTTTTTTCCTATTTTCTAAATTTTTCATAGGATGCCTTTCACCAAGTCCAGCAACTCCTTTACTTATTTTTATTCTATTTTCTGGTAGTTTTGCCGGATTATTATCGCCCGAATATCTTTGCGATATTTCTTCCCTCAAAATTTGATACAATCTAGAACAAGTATTTCCATATCTATCATAATTACACATTAACCAAACAGACACTTTATTTATGGAAGAAAAATTCGACCCCAACCAGATTTAGTTCCATCAGCAGTCCATCTTTTTTCTAGTTCCATTCTACTATAAACCACTTGTCTTCCTTGAGATACTGGTCCACTGTATCCATTATGTAAACTTCCGTAGGGGTCATGAAAAATATAATCTCCTTTATCAGTTTTCCCTATACAGCAAATCATATGCCCAGAGTTTCTGGCGGGTCTATGAGTTGGGCCTCGATGTAAAATACCAAGAACCACAGGACGACCAGACTCTAATTCCCTATCCAAATCATCAAACCCTAAATCATACCTGAATGTGGATTTGACACCATAAGACTCCAGAACTCTGGTTTGAACTGTATGGTCAGTCGAATTACCTTGTGCCAATACTTTCTTCAAATAAGCATCATCACCTTTCGGTCCTGATGGCAGTGACCCAGGTTTAAGAAATTCAAGATACATAGCACATGCAGAAGAGTTGCAAGTAGAGTCTGGCAGTGCGTAGTTATCAGTTTGTGGATACCAAGGAACATCTAATAAGATTCCTTTTGGTTCTGGTGGAGTGTTTTTTGAGCGATAAATCCTCACCCAATTCGAATCATCTTCTAGAAGTTCTGGTGCTTTTTCTAGAAGTAACCTTTCCAAGTCATCTACTGCAGCAACATGCTTTGGGTTTTTTTCGTCGTAGTACTTGAAAAAATTATGGAGGTCTATTTGCATTTTATTCTCCTAAGTATTCTAGTGAGTAAATATCATGATCTGGAATATCAGGATTCAACCATTCACTAAATTCGGATTGAATTGCATATGCATTATCAATGTCATTTTCACTCAAATAATGAATACGATCAATCGCCCAATCATGCGACTCCCGAAGAGTTTTTTCAAGTGTAGTCATAGTATTTAGAAAATCATCATCCGTTTCAAGTCTACCATCTCTCAGTTCCAAACGCAAATCTAAATAGTCAAATAAAGAATTATTATGGATTGGCAATATAATAGAGAAGTCTTTACCGATGTTCCCAAAGGAATGGAAGGGTTTGTTTACATAATTACGAATCTTACGAATAATAAAAAGTATATTGGCAAAAAACATTTCTGGACAAGGCAAAAGAATAAAAAAACAGGAAGAAGAAAGACAGAAGAATCTAATTGGAAAGATTACTTCGGTTCATGTGATGAACTTAATGAAGATGTAAAAAGATTAGGTAAAGAACATTTTCTTCGTGAAATTCTCTACCTATGTCCTCATAAAAAATCTATGAGTTATTATGAAACTTATGAACAATTTAATCGTAATGTATTAATGAGTGAAGAATATTACAATACAAATATTGGTGGTACCTTTTATATGAGTGAATCTGAAAGAATTTATGGTGTGGTTCTTAAGTCTTCTAAGATTAGCTAAAGCCTCATCTTCAACCGGGACAAAGGTAGTCTAGACAAAAAAAGGGGACTTGTCAAGCCCCCTTGAAGATGCTATAATGTTTTTAAATTAACTGTCTTTTCTCATTCACATAATATTCAACAACATCATCCCAGGTGTATTCAGAAAAGTCATAACCTTTGTTTACAAAATCATTTACCCATTCTTCAATTTCTTCAGCAAGTAAATAGTTGTTATACTCTTCAACAATTGTGCAAATTGCATTTTCATCCATTTCCAACATGATGTAATTTGCTTCGTCTAAGGTATCTGCGTGACCCTCAGACAGTAGATAGTTTAAAACAATATCATAAGGTTCATACGATTCTTTTGCAGTTACAGGAGTTTTATTCTGTTGCTCCATTCTTTTCTTTTGTCTTTCTTGTTCTGCCTTTAAAGAATCTTCTATTGCTCTAGGATCAATCTGCGCAGTTGGTGAACCTTGAGTTGGAGTTTGATCTTGCTTTTCATAAGAACCTGGTTTGTCTCTCCTGGCAGAAATTTCCTCATAACCAGATTGACCAGGTTTTACTCTTGATGCAAGATCTGGATACTTTTTCGCCCAAGTTTCATAATCTGGTTTTGCTGGTGTTGTTGCTGGTTTTGCTGGTGTTGTTGCTGGTTTTGCTGGTGTTGTTGCTGGTTTTGCTGGTGTTGCAGGGGCAGGAGTTGTTGCAACTGGTTTCGGCGCCGCTGCTGGTGCTGCTGGTGCTGGTGCTGGTGTTGTTGTAGTTGGTCGTGGTGAATCTGTTGGTTTTGATCCAGAACCTGCTCCTGCAAGTTTTGCTCCCATATATCCACCAATACCTCCAGCAAGACCAGCAGCA